CGTCTTCGGCTCACATAACAATGAACAATTCTGGATATCTAAACAAGAACATGCAGACCAGTAGATACTCAGAAAATGCAGTACAAAAGCAAACAATGTCAAGAGATATGGGTAGTATACCCTCGATTAGTTCGTTAACTTCTGGTATAATGTCTAGAGGAAATAATTCTAACTATAGTGGTTTTACTTCATTGGGTTCTTCTAGTGATAGAATTTCTAAAGTTATTAGAAATAATAATTTAGTTTAAAGGTATGGAAAATGTCTAAAGAAAATACTATTTCTAAAACAGATTTTGAGCAATGGTTTGAAACTTATCTTGCTACATTAGTTACCCCTATTGCAACTTCAGACGGAAGTCTTGTAAGAAGTCCTTTAGAGACCGACATTATACCAAAAGACATTAACGATATAATTCAAGCCAGCAACAATAGTGCCATAAACAATCCTTCAATGATTGCTCAGCAATGGGTAAGGGAATCCTACCTAAACCCTATGATGCAAGCAAGGGAAAGCTTATTTGCTATTGGGGCTGTTCGAGAGACGATTCTAATGAAGCCTGGGACTAAGTCGATACCTGCAAACAAAGCAGATCTTTCTGGCTATAAGCAAGATGGCCAAACTTACTACGCCTTTAGAGACGAGGCTATAAATAGAAAAACTTTAACAGATCCAAAAGATTTTTTTGAGATAATAAAACCAGGTCAGGGCTTTGATAAAATAGAATCTCAAGGCGACAGAGGCATTCTATTTAAAAATCTTTATTTTAAATTAGTTGAAAAAGGATTAATTGATTTATTATTTTTTAAAAATCAAATCCAAGTTTTTGCACAAAAAAGGTATATTAATAAATCTACACTAGAAAAAAGTGCGCTCAATGCTTCGTCGCCTCTTGGTGAGGATCTGCAGTGGTTGACTATTTTATCAAGGGTCTATAACACACTTTTACTAGACCCTATATTGGCTTGGCAAATGAATGAATATTTTCCAGGTGTTTCACAATTCTTATTTAATGCGTTAGCAGCAACTGCAGACTATAGTAATAATGGCGCAGGCGGCAGTATCGATGACCCATTAAATGACCCAATCAAGGTAGCCAAGATGCTGTTTGAGTCTTTTGGTACCGATGAAGAGGGTAACGCTATATTCAAGCCGGCATGGACTTTGATAAACACAGGACTCAGGATACAACAAGCCTTAGATCAGTTCCCTGTTAGGGCAAATATACCACCAAGAACGCCAGATGTTTTCCATCTTAGGATTGGAGCTTCAAACTTTTACGTACCACCAGTTTCCATATCTGTTAACAGTGCTTTCAAGGCTGGATCTTTGACTGGTGGTGCAATTAGACAGAAGAATAGCCCTAAGTTTAACGCCGGGTATAAAGAAACATCAATAAATCTTAGACTTTATTTCCCTAATTATGAAGAAATCTGGGGCATATCAATCACTGATGCATCAAATATAGATTTAACTAAAGATTTTAATATAGATTTTTCTACAGACAGTGAAGACAAAATAGATAAGTTTCTATCTTCTCTTCGAGGCTTAGTTGCGACATTTAAAACTTCTCCGATAATCCCGATAAAGAATCATTATATAAATAATGTTCATGGTATAACCGGAGTTGCCTTAACTAACATGAGCGTATCTACTATACCTAGCTACCCATTCTGCTTGATAGTTGACTTAGAAATGTTAAGCTATAACCATAAACCGTTTTTGCCGATGATAAAAGACTTTAACCAAGCAGTGCATTGGGGCAAGTACAGGCACTATATGGGTAGAGCCGCTAAGCAGCTTGATGATTATGTAAGCAAGGACTTCTTAGTAAGACCGCTTGGACAAATTACGGCGCAAGAGCCAGTAGACATCGACGGCAAGAGCCCAACGGCACAGATCCGCGAGATGGATAATTGGTTGACGAATAGGTACAACGAAGACCTGGAAAAGACAGACAAAGACACAGCTAACGATTCAGCCAAGATTATTGATTCTGTACTAACAACAAACATAATTCAAGATTGGACTACTGGAAATAACATATCGATATTCATGCCAGAAAGAGTACAGTCAAAAATATTTACTCCAGACATTAGCACTTTTAGAAGCAACCAAGAAAAAATATTAAATGATACTGGAAGAAACATATGGAATGGCGTACTTTATAGACTAGGTATTGACATCAATGAAACTGGTTATGGAAGGGATCTTGATTCAGTTATTAATACTTCTCAAGATTCATCTTACCCTCCTTCTTTAAAGAGAAAAGTTAACACAGCAATAGATATATTATTGTCTGGTCAAACACAAGACACAATAAATGAAAAAGTTTACAATTATCTAGCAGTGGTCTGGATGCTTAAAAACCCAAAGGTGTATACAACTCCTGGAGGCGTAGATTATATACTAAAGAAATCTACTGTTGTTCCTTCTGACGACATAACTGGTTGGGTTATAGGCTCTAAGACAGAAGAAAATTCTAGCGTCAATTTAAGATACGTGCGTGGATACCTTGAGCAGCAGGCTAATGGTAGTAATGGATTATTAAATCAGCTCATAGAAGAGCTGGTGTTGCAAAGAATTGGGACCTCTAATCCTAGCGAACAAGCAAAAGAAGCTATAAGACAACAGGTAAAAGAAGAACTCAAAAAGGGTTTCAATCAGACTCTATATGAACGCTTTTTTATGTCTGGACCTATAAGAGAATTTATCGAATCAGCTAACAAAAAAGAAGCAAACTTTAAAGAGTGGGAAGTCCCTATGATCCAAGTTGATTTGGATCAAGAAAAAGTTATAGTAGATGGGGTAAGCGTTAGCATCGGAAACAATGTAACTAAGATGCAAATACAAATGCAAGAAGAGCCAACCTACCAACACATAGGTGGCAAAGATACTTACATTAATATATCAATGACTGTCTTCGGTGAATCGGAACTTATAAAAATAAGAAATATCTTTGAGCATATTAACGGCCTAGCAAGACTAGAGCATGCCGCAGGTGTTATAGGATTCCTTGGTATAAAAAATATCATCACTGCCTTGTGTGGTGTCAAGTATGTCCTTCCGTTAAAGTACAATGTTGATACAATACCTAATTTTCCTCATGTGTATAAGGTCAACTTAACTTTAGTCGATTTTGATATTTTTCAACAAAAACGAGAAAAACTTTCTTCTGAACAACAACAAAAGTTTGTTGACGAATTTGGCACAAAGAAAAACCCATTCTTAAGAATTAAGCAATTGTGGGGATCGTTCAACGCCTACCCAGACTTGCCTCTTGAGGTTTACAGTAAAGAGGGTGACGTTGTTGGTTGTATGGACCCAGATTATTATTTCAGAAGTTTTGAAATGTTTGATAGAGATGTTATAGTTAACCAAAGCATACAGGAGACTAACCAAGTAAGAGTTAATTACAGCCAAAAAGAACTTACTGAATCCGAACAAAAGACAATGGATCAGAACGATGAAAGATATATAGCAGATATAATAGGATTTCTTAGAAAAAATGATTTTAAGGCACTGAAGGTTTGGGTTGACGCTAACGCCCTAAAGCCTTCAGATGGGTACAGAATAGTTAATAAAGCAGTGCAGAAGTATTCTTCCTTGAAAAGAACTCTTGCATTAGATTATGTCGAAACATTGGAATTAGAAGATAAGTTATACTTGTTTACCGATACCCAGTTCTCAGTTCCTATGGGAGAATATAAAGTTGGGGAGTTAACCTCTAGCACTGAGGAAAAGCTTAAAGAGACCCTTAAGGCTGTGTTTGATCAAGGCAATGAGGACGATAAACAAGTCAGCGTAGACCCAGATGATTTAATGGCAGGAGTAGAGGGCACTGACTCAATGCTTGATTACGTCCACGGTCTAGTTTATGCTATACCAGCTGCAACTACTGGTAGTTCAGTGCAACTCCCAGCGATGATACAAACCGCGCAGGGCTATAACTTTGGTTATCTTTCTAGACAAGATGGAAGATTCTACATGCAGAACAATAAGTTCAATGTATCAAGAATTAAATCTTCTGTTCTTGATGATCTAAAAAAACAAAAAGAAGACGTTCAAAAAGATATTGATAGCGGAAATAAAGACCCGCTTTTAAAAGCAAAAATAGACAAACTTACCAAGTCAATTTCGCAATGGAACGAAGATGATGAAACAACAGAAAAGATTTCTTTTATAAAAGTTTCCGACTCACAAACTCCCGATAAAACATTGACTACTTCACACATGCCAGAGATAAGCACTAAAGCATTTTCTGAGTATCAGAATGCCTACTCAGCAGGCGGTGCAGAAGCTGAGTCAGTGTCAGCCGCAAAGGGTGGCCAGCACGCCGTTTCTAAGCATTGGGAAAAAATGTTGATAGATACATCATATAGAGACATATCCGGAAGAATGGTAAGAGCTTATCCAACTTATATGTTGTGGTTAATAGATGAAGGTGGCATCGGGTTTGCCGGAACAAAGATCTTTGATAATTTTTACGGCCTACAATCTATAATAGATTTTTCAGTAGTTAGCTCTGAAGATATATTAGGGGACACTTTAATATTTAGAGTATCAAATATGTATTCTAAATTGTCGCAAAAAGAATCTGCTAGAATATTTGATCCAGGCGAGCCAAAAGATACAACTTCAATGACAGAAGATCTTTCTGCAATTGTTGACACTCTTCTTAATAGGTCGAGAAACATAAGAGCTCATTATGAAAACAAATACGTTGTTGACATAGAAAACATAAGATTAAAGCCTGGTGTAAGAGTTCACCTAAGAGTGGGCTATGGATCTAATCCAAACTCGCTACAAACAGTATTTAATGGAATCATAACAAACGTAGAGATGGGCGAAATAGTAACAGTCACCGCACAATCAGACGCCATAGAACTAAGCCCTATTATTAACTCAGCTAATAAAAAAGGCGACAGTGGAAAAATAGACGGCGGTATAAACACTGGGATGTTCTTATCAGAACCTAGAGACTTAATGGTAAAACTTTTGTCAATGGGAACATCTAGATTTAGGGAATCATTTGCCCATGCAACTAGAGGAACAATTTTTTCCGAAAATAAATTTGGAATAAGACATTTTGGTAACATATTATATGAACCATTAAATGACGTTGAGAAACAAAAAAACGATGCACTAAAAACAGCATTTAAGAACGCAATAGATACAGTAAGCAATGACGGAGCTTCTGTAGCTTCTCTTCTTAAAGGTGCATGGAATTCAACTGCAGGAACATATAATGGAGTTGACGTTGGCATAACAGCAGCATCTGCTGCTATAGGAGGAATAGTTGGTGGGCCACTTGGAGCTATAACCGCAGGGGCAGCAGGTGGCTTTATGAGGTCTCCTGTCCTAGGTCACATGAGAACTCTTATGTCTAATCTTTCAACACAAAGAGATTACGAAATATTTAAAAGAAACATATACCCAGGCAATGGTCTGGGTGTAGCGCAATTCCTTGGTGGAGACTTAGACGCCGGATGGTCTACTGCCTCAACTATGGGCTCAGATGAGTTCAGTAGCATGCAGGCAGACAGAAAAGCATACTTGACTAGATTAGGTGATGCAAACTGGAGCACAGCTATGACTAAAAATATAAAGGTAGCAGAAGCTCAGCAGTTAGCAAACGGAGCTAAGTTGAACGACTCTAGTGGGGCTGTTGGCACAGCAAAGATACTTTCTGGATTGATGGCCGCAACCGGTGCCGTAGCTGTAGCTGCTGGAATGCCGGTTTTAGGTTCTGCAGTTCTTGGTACGGGTCTACTGGGCGTAACTAACGGAAGAGCAGCTGCTAGCGTTTTTGAAACGCTTGGACTTGTTTCATCGTTAGATGACGATGTTCCTGGTTTTGATGAAGTTTCCTTCAGAGCCCAAACATACATGAGATCTGTATGGGATATGTTCCAATTGTGTGCAAAGCTTCTTCCAAACTATATTGTTGCGGTAAGACCTTTTGAAGATAGATCAACTGTATTCTATGGCAAACCGCATTGGCTATACACCTCAGGGGTAGTACCTATCTCAACTGGCTTTATGCACCCTGATTCAGCAATCAAAAAAGGGATCAAAGACACTGGCCCTACTTACAGTAGAGCTGGCCAGGATCTGTTAGAGATATTAGACAAGGTCAACAAAGAGTCAAGCCCAATGCAAGATGGACAGGCTTTCGCGCAAGGCTTCGAACCATTAAGTACTTCTATCGCAACCATAAAAAGCATTAACGAAGGCACAGATTCATACAAGCCAGTTGCTTGGGTAAAAGATCCAGTTAATGGTTATACTAAAAAATTGATTAACTTTTTGGATCCTAGAAGAATGTTTTTTGTTGAAGAGGGAGAAGTTGTTGCAAGACTCCCAGTTGCAAAGGGAATTGTAAACGTCGGCTTCCATTTGCCTTTTGGGGAAAAAGGCGAAACAGAAATGGATATAAATAAGATAAAGAATACCCACAAACAAATACCACAACTTCCATACAGGTATCAGTTTCCTTATTTCACTGACAGAAAAACTACTTCTTTTGATGGTAAGCATAATGGTTATATATTTAATTTCAATGTTAAAACGTTAATTGGATATACTGAAAAAAAATTCAAATTCATTAGAGGTGATACGGATGGTGACGGTAATCCTCTTGACCTAAAAGATGACGCCGGCGTTAAGGATCATCCATTAAATTACGCAGCAGGAGCAAATTATTTTAATATACTAGCTGCTGAGTTTAGAGTTTCAGCTGAATTTACTTCAGATGGATTAGTAGACCCGAGTAACGAAAAATCTAACGGTCTTGATGAGATATCATATAGAATAAAAACAGGTGCATTCCAGTTTACTCAAGAGATGCTCACCAAGTCTCCGGAAACTGTATTGTCGTTACAAACGACTGCTTTTATGGATTCTTCAGATTCAAGTACCGCAGGCTTTAACATAGTAAGAGTCCCACTTCCATCGATAGTAGTTGATGCAAACTCAAGAGTAACACAAACTGGTTACGAAAAAGATCCGTATTCTAGTTCAAACCTTTTTATAGATGGAATAGATGCAGAATACGATGGAGACCGCACTGCAAAGTACATGTTTGGTAGCTTTGAATACAATGCAGCTTTATCATCAAAGCTAAAAGGACTTAACGGTAATAGGGGCATATACGCCGAATGGGGCATGCCAGATACAGCAGAAGACGAGCAGTGGTATATAGCAATGAAATGGCCGTATAAACCAGATTGGTCTACGGATAGTGAAATTAATACAGGCTTTGAGAAACAATACTCCAACTATAACTATGGGGTAACTCCAATGGGCGAGGCTAATTTAGCCCAATATGGTACTGTCAAGAATTACAAGGATAGAAAAGTTTTAGTTTATAGCCCAACAACAAATACCGCAGTATGCCTAAGACCAGCTTATTATCTTTGGGGTGAAGTTAGAGATAATACATACTACGATAACGCTATGGATAATACTGGCGACGGTACAGCCGATCCAAACTCTATAACCGATGCAGAAAACGTATTCGTCGATGCGGTAGTATCACCAGATGCGGCTTACCATTTAGGTATCTTAAATAGTGGCAATAAATGGGAAGGCAACCCTAGTAGATATTCATATGGGTTTGAGTATTTTACTGATAACGATTCACAACAAAAATTTGGAGACCCAGATAATCCTCAGGATATAGAAAATACATTAGAAGCTTTAGGACAATTAGCTTTTGGCAACCAAGATCAAAAATTTTGGCTAGAAGACAATGCTACAACTTTTATCGGTCTGTCTGTTATCCCATTCTCTAGATCATGTTACTTCACTTTTGTAGAAGATGATTTTCCATTAGGAGTTATACCAAATGCTGCTATAGTTTCAAAAAGATTTGAAATTGGTTCTAGTCAAGCTGGCAATAAATGGCAACCAGATGACAACTTCATTATTGGATTTTCTAGTACAAAAGATGGAATAAATAAAGCAGTTTACAACGATGCAGATGATGGCAGTAGCTTCACTAGCATGGGTGAAATATCAGCCAATGGAGGCGGCGATTTTGAATCAGACGGTGACAAGCATAGGTCTTATAGATCATTTGGTTATTTAGCAGATATACTAAAAGACACGGATAGTCTAAAAGATGTTTTAGGTGATAATAAAGCTATAGCAAAAAATTTATTTAGTCCAGAATCCGGTGAATTGTACTTTAAGTCAGCAGAAGATTCATTTATAGAAGCGATATTCGGTGGCAACCCACTGATGTACTTCAAGGCAGCTGTTAACGGTGAATACGAAAAAATTTCTCAAGACAATCTTTACGAAGTTCTTCAAAAAGAAACAAGCACTTTTAAAGACGATGACAACAGCCCAATAAAGAGAGAAAATTTTGTTGACGTTTTTGATGAGACTGGTGACCCTCAACTATCCCAATCTTCTAGAGCTAACTATGATGAGGATTACAATCTTTCTACAAGAGTTATAGCTGGTAATGGAAGAACATTATCTCAAGCTAGAGAAATATGGGATTTCTTTAGAGTAACATTCCATGACGATAAAATGGTAAAAGCTATTTTTAAGCAAACTTTTGGAGTTGATCCAGACAGTGAAGAAAAGCTTCCTGAATTTATAATTAACTTGCTAACAGGCAAGGGGTCTGCTAATGACCCAATCATGAATAGGTATACATCATCGATAAGTACTAGTGAGCGACGTGCTGGAAAAGATTTGCAGTCAAGAGATTCTGAATTAAATTTTGATGGAAAAGCTGGTCCTATCGGCAAAGATGAAAATGGGATTATTTGGGCTGGTCCAGATGGAACGCCAGAAAAGCGAACGGATACGGCAAGCGACGCTAGGTATGAATTTAGTCGAACACTAGGGGAGCAATTCGTTTATGGTGGCAAGGACGCTGATGGAAATCCAATCGATGCAACTGCAGTTAAAGAAGCAATCAATTTTAGCGCGGACACATTTTTAGATAACGGCGTAAAAGTTGCAATTGCCAATAACAGTATAAAAGTACAATCGACTAGCTTATTCCAAGATATAGATACTGGTATCAGAATCAAGTATGGTTACTTAGCAGGGTTGCTCGGTTTTATTTTGGGTTCCATGAGTGACGGAAAAACTCCTGATCCATTTGGTTTTGATCCATCTGTTTTGAATCAATCCGATAGCGATTCAGCAAGAAGAAATATATTAGCCTTAAGAAAACAACTAGGCATTGTTCAAGGAGACGAGAATAAGGACGGTGTTAATGACGAATCAATAAGAATCATGAGACTAATAGATACTCCTAGAAAATTATATTTGTTTATAGTTGGTTGGTATAGACAAGTTATGTGGTCAGACCCATACAGTAGAGCTTGGGTTGTTCTAAAGCCAAACAGAAGGCTAAAGCACTGGTCATCTAACCCTCTTTTGGTGGGTGACATTGGTAATGGTGGCCTTAAAAGGTCAGATGGAAAATGGGATTTTTCACCAATATACCAGTCTTGGCAAGCCTTTATAGACCCAAACTCATCTTATGCAAAAAGCCCAGATAAATTTAAAGAATTTTTAGTCGCGCACGCCAAAGAAGGAGACAGTGCTACAAGTTGGTTAACAGCAGCTTTCCAAGATGGAAAAGATTTTTGGGATAAAAACGTTGGTGTTTACTTTACTGCTATTTCAGATGGTCTTTCTGGTCTTTTAAATATGTTTAAGCTATCAATGGCACAAATGGGCTATGGTTTAGCTGAAGCAGACAATCTTAATAAGCAAGCAAATGTTTTGAATAAGCTATTAAACGACAGCATTTACTATTCCTTGGGGAATGCAGGATCTTTACTAAGAGCTGTAGATAATCCTTTCACTAGAGAGTATGGCGAGCCAGTAGTAGAGGTAAGAGAACCTTTCCAGAGAATACATTACTTAAGTTCTTTTGGTCATATAATCTCAAACAAGATACAAGAAAATATAAATGACGTTGCAACTGTTATAACTGCTGTGTCTGATGGCAAATACCCAGTAACCGTAGCTTTGGACAAGGGTGCGCCTTCTGAAAGACAAGTAGAAAAAACTGTAGAAACTGGTTTGTATTTTGACAACATAAGAGGCTCTGGTTTCTTTGGAGTTTTGCATCCTATGTTCCATCCATTCGAAACATTTAGAGGTATATCAAAAGCGGCCAGTGGTTCAGCAGATGAATTAACGGCAAGACGTGTAGCTTTGTCCCATTTGAAAGAAAACATAAAAGATATTTATACTGGCGAACTTGTTATAGTGGGCAACGCAGACATAAGACCTCATGACCTGGTTTATTTAGCTGACGTTTACGAAAGAATGTACGGTATATTTGAAGTAGAGCAAGTTGTGCATCACTTTACTCCAGAAATGGGATTCATAACTTCTATAACACCCAATGCTTTAGTCACAATAAATGACCCAGCTAGATGGTTTATGACTTCTTGGCTTAACTCTTGGATGAGCTTACAAACAATAAGAAATGACACTAGATATTATCTGGGAGCTGCAAACAATGGTAGAACTGGCTTAGTAAGCGGTGGACAAGTTTCTGTTGACCAACTGAACGAAGCGCTTAGTGCTCAGATGATGGGCGGAGTACAATACACCCATGGCTCTTCTGCTTTAGTTAAAGATGTTATGGCAAACTTTACGGCAAACGCAATGCCTGATGCAAAACAACAAATGTTAGCTTCTGCACAAGCTTCACAAGGCAAAGACCCAACAGCTCAAGGTGCAATGGTGAGCGCAATGGTTACAACAGGATTAGCTACAGTTCTTGGAGCAGGTGTTGCAGTTGCTGCAACAGTGCTTACTGGTGGAGCAGCACTACCTCTACTAGCTGTTGTTGGTGCTGGTGTAACCGGAGCTGCAGTGTTCGGCGATATAGCATGGTCGGGCTGGAGCCACATTAAAAATAACTTACTAGATCAACACGGCTGCTATGTTCAGTACCTAACAAAGAATGGGCAGCCAATGGATGCTGGCCTTTCTTATAACCAAGGAATGGTTGTTGGTAAGTACCATTCAAAAGCACTATTACCAGGATTATTGGGAGTAAATTCTAGAAAACTAATAAGAACACCAGAAGGCTATAGCCACATAAGAACTGATGATCTTTTGAAAAATCTTGGTTGGAAAGAAAAAGAAATTTCAGATCTCGTAAGACATATCAGCTACGAGAACGCCCTAGTAAACGCACAGGTGATAAAGTATTCTGGGATTGGGCCAGAAAAAGCAGGCATGAACCAATTCTTCAAAGTAGTTTGCAAGGTAACACAGTTTATTGACGGTGACACATTAATGGTGGAAGACGTGCTAAGACCAGGTTCTGCTCCGTTCAAAGTAAGATTTGAAGGAATAAACGCCGCAGAAATAAACAAGATAAGTGGAACTGGACCCTTAGTTGGAAGAGGTCCTAACTATGGAGACATTCCTATAAATACTGACCCAGCAACCTTATCTTGGATAGACCCTACTTCACCTGGTGGAAGAGCTTTATCTTATGTTTATGAATCATTAATTGGTAGGCTTTTTGTATTAAGAGTTGCTCCTGCAGTAGATGCAAGACTTGATGTTAAGCCGCTTACTCAGGACGATTTTACAGCTGGCGCAGAAAGAAACAACCCAGACTATTACCTAAAGGACACAAACGTATACGATAATGGATTCGGAACACAGATACAAGATTCTTTTGACAGAGTTATGGGATCTATATTCTATAGAATACCATCTAAGGATCTTGATTCAATAGTCCAATTTGTAAGAAATACATTTATCAATCTTAATAAAGATCCTAACTTAATAGAAGAAAAAATTAAAGGTTCAATTTATAGTGATACTTTAGCAAATTCTGGCACTCAAGTAATCTATCAAAAATTTGCTACGTTGTTGAATCTTCTTAAGTCGGTTGAAAGATCGCCAGGTAATAATAATTATTACTACTATTCAAACGGCGAAGAAGACTTGTTAGACGGCTTGTCGGAATCAAACATAGCACTATTCAACGCATTCGTAGATATCAAGATTCTAGAATTGTTATATGTAAAATCTTCAGAATGGCCATTAATCCTTTGGGACGAATACTATGATGATGGAACGCCAGCGACTCTAAACTGGGAATTAGTAGTTAGCAACTTGGCAGGTGTTTATACTAAGAACCTATTATACAATACCAGCAATTTTACTCTTGATACCAGCAACGTTACACCAGGAAGGATGCTACCTTAAATGTCGGACAACCCATACATGCCAACTACAAACTCTGATGGTCCAAACTTTTCGATGACCCTTGGAGACAATGATTCTACTTTAGCTTTTACGCAAAAATTTGCTGAGCAAACTTACCCAGAGGGAAAGATGTTGATAAAAGACACTACTTTTTCTCAACAAGGTTGGGAAGATAGAACCTTAATTTCCCACAACGTAGAAAGTATTATGTCTGGTAACGCACTTTCAAGAAACCCAGCAATGCCCATGACTGCCTACAACAGGCTAACAAATTCTTCTTTGGACGGTATATTAACCTATGGTGCCGATTATGCTCAGGCTGAAATACCAAAGGACGGAAATGGAAAACCTACGTCACCAGAATTTACCTACCCTGATACTACTGCAAACTCTATGGGTCCAGCAAACACACAAAGATTTTTAACTGGTACTCAAGCTTTTGAAAAAGCAATATCTAACTCTGTCTTAGGGTCTGGGTTTGCCCCTGGAAATTTTCAGGCAAAAGCTACTGCTTACCTAGCAGGCATGACCCCAAACAGCCCAAACTCAGCACCTTCGCCTGGCGATCTTGACGGGCAAGAGTATATCGTTTCCGACGATGCTTTGTCTTTAGGACCAAACAAGAATAATTTACCTGCTGCTTTAGTTTCTTCCCTCACCCAAGAAGAAATAGCTATTTACGAAAAAAAGATATCAATGCTGAGTGGCAGTGGTAATTTCCAAGGGAGTGTTGGCAAGTTCTACATTAACGCGCTACCGGAGGATGAAGCAAAGCTTAAAACAATAAAAGAAAATGGATATAAAGTAGACGCTTCCGGTAATTTAGCTGGAGGCTCCTCAAGAACCCTACCAGTTGATGGGTTCTTAGACTTACCTGATGATAATAAATCAGTTTTCTATCCTTCTCTAACGCTGCTTTCTTTCTTACAAGAAATGACAGAAGGGGACGGCGGCGTTTATATAGGCGGCGGGTTTGGTTTCGAAAGAGGGCTGAATCTGATTAGCGAGAAAGCTATTCAAACAGTTGGAAAAGAATCCATAAGCGATCATGCTCTTGGCAGGGGTTTTGACATTATGGATTTTGGTGAATCAAAAACAACAAAAGAATCACTATTATCAGCATTTCAAAAAGGACCAGATAAATATATGGCACTTTTTGAAAAATTTGTACAAAAATTAGGGACACTGCCTAAATACCTGCAGCCTGATTCGGTGGTAATTTCAGGTAGCGTATTAAAAGTTTACCCTAATGGGGACGTCGATCAAGATAGAGGACCACTGTTAAGTTTTATTCAGTCGACGGCTTGGCGGAAAAGGTGTTGGAGATCATGTTAACTTTGGTGGTGACTATGGTGGCGGACATGATAACCATATACACGTATCTTTTGGTTGGACAAGAGCAGGAACCCCTGCTAATTTTATTGGATTAAACAGTGGTTCTTCTGACTCTCCTTTAACTGTTTCTCCAATAGCTGGAACTCAGGCAGGATATTTCTTAGACCAAACAAAGCTAACTGCAGCAATCCTAAAAGGAAATACAAACTACTCTGGAAAAAATCAAACTCTGTTAACACCAGAAGAATTAGCTTTGATGATGGCAAGCACTGGGCTTTTCAATATGGAAGAGATAGCAACATTCGTTGGTATAGCAGAACGAGAATCTAATTGTAGGCCGTATGCTTTTAATGAAGCTGAGGCTATAGGAATGTGGCAAATGATAATTAAATCAGGCAACTGGATAAGTACACCTCTTCCAATAGTATTTGGTGAATCACCTGCCAAAGTTGGTAAAACAATGCTTGGATGGAGAATTCGCAACAAAAATTCAACAAAACAACCTTCATCAAAAGAAATGAAAGCTGATGGTTGGAGCGGTTTATCAGTTGATGAAGTTTATTGGTATCCATTTAACCAAATAGCTATATTAGCATGGCAAGTTGAAAAATATATTGGACAAGAAGGCTATAGAGATGGGGGCAAAAGATCATCATCTCTATCTAGGATCTGGGGTAATTGGGGAGATGGTCCTTGGGGTAGGTCTCATGGCGGAATGGATAGTGCAGACAACTTTCCGTACGGTGCTCTTACTGGAGTAAAGCCTTCTACTGTAAAAAAGGCTTATGAAGCATTGGGTGGTAAATGGATAGTTTATCAGGCATGGGCGCTGACTGCATTGGTCGACGGCTATGACAAATTTAAAAGCCCAAGGTCTAATGCAGAAGTAGCAAAACTAAGAGATGGTACTAAATATAAAGCAGCTACATATAGAAACTATTGGGATGTATATATTTGGGTGAATTTCGAACAATACAAAGATACTTATTTTAAAGACAATGTTATATCTACAGCAGCAGCGGGTGGAGTAAAGATGAGATACGATAGGTGGGGGTCAGATGAGTTTTGCTATCCATTGGGAAAGGCAGAAGAAAGAGAACTCTATGCATCCGAAGCTACAGTCCCTGGATGGATCGATCCAGCACCAGCAGCTAAAGCTATAAGAAACAGAACAGACGCATCAGGAAGGTCAGGCTTATAATGGCTAAAGTATACCCTAAATTTGATCAAAAAATATCAGACATGATAAGTACTGCAGAAATGCAGAGACAAAAAACAAGGTTTGGCGTAGTAGCTTCTTACGACAAGAACACAAATACTGCTAAGGTCATGCTAGAAAATAGATACTCTGACCAAATGACCGATGTTCTTACTAACGTATCTTGCCCAATGGTTCAAGGACTGCAATCGGTTGCTCCCGAAATAGGAGCACGCTGCTTGGTTGGGTTCAGGGACACTAGCGAAAGGATGCCTTACATATTATCCTTCTATGCAACACCCCATGATATGAGTCCATTGATGTATAATAATATATCAGACATGGGAATACCAAGGTATTTAATTTAATATGGATCCGTTTAATCAACCTGTAACAAAACCTATAAATGGCGAGCAAGCTGGAATCAACATATCCACTGTTCAAGATCAGTTTATCTTTAAGAAAAGAAATGAATTTTCTCGAAGAGAGGTTGGATTAAACCACCCAGATATATCCTCTTATTTAAAGTTAGCTGACAATGGTGACATTGAGATTATGGCATCCCCGGGTGTTGGTATAGTTATAAGTGCGATTACCCGATCAATCAGTATCTTTGCAGATACTTTAAAAATATACACGACAGAAGATGACGGCATACGATGGAATAAGTATTCCTTTAACTACGCAGGGTCAAATTTTACTGAGCCATTTTTGGTTCCTTTAAGAAACTTTCAAAAAAGCCCAGCGTATCATACCTATGAAACAAGCATCAATAATATTAATTTATTAAAAAATACAAGACAAGAAGAAAGCGTTACTATTAGAAGCAGCATTGATTATGGTGCGCCTTCTGCAGTTAAAGAAGCTACTTTAAGTAAGCAAAAACATATAGAAGACTTTTTAAGTGAAGATGAAATAAAACTTCTTCAAGAAGAAGCAAAAACTTCTTCGGACACAAAGATCCAATACATGAAAAAGCTTATGTTTCAGGGTTACACTTTTAACCAAGCAAAGACTAAGACAAATAGAGATTTGGATTGATACGATGCCTGACTTACATTTTAGCTTTGATGGAGACATGAAGCTCAGCTCTAACAAAGACCTTACATTAACTCAGTCTGTGGCACAAAACGATCTTCAACAAATCTATATTAGATTAATGACTGAGCCTGGTGATTTTTATATCTACCCTAAATTAGGCACAGCACTTTCTGCCCTTTACGGAATGCCACAAGACCCGGCAACAGCAGATTACGGCAAGAGCTTAATAAGGGCAGCCCTAGATAGAGAGGGAGTTTTTGCAGGAAAAAACATAGTCATCTCAGCAGTCCCTACGTCTCCTGATTCTATAAGATTTGACATAAAGTTAATAACCGGTTATGGTGAACCGATAGTTCTTTCAATAAATCAAAACATATAAGGAAAACAAATGGCCGTCATTTATACAAAAAACAGATCAGAGATACTATCCCAAATGGTTAACTCTCTTGAGAAGAACGCAGGCATCACGTCTACAAGCCCTGGATCAATCGCCAGGGCCTTTGCTGAGGCCGTAGCAGACCAAATCGGAGATCTCTACAGTGTACTAAAATATAACATTGATCAGACCATGATAAACACCGCTTCAGGCAGAAACTTAGACCTAATAGGTGAGTTGTACTCGGTCCCAAGAAAGCAGATAACAGACACTATAGCTTCTGATAGAAACCTAGCAAACGTAGTTTTTTCTATAGCAAAAGTTTACAGCAAAGACCTGATTATATCTAAGGGAACTACAGTCTATAACGATATATCAAATAGTTCCTCTTTCCAGTTTAGGTATTTATTGTCAGGAGATGTCACCATCCCAGCTGGTTCTAGAAAAGCTTTTGGCCAAATCTTACCGTCTTCAGGTAACCAAGCACACACAGCTGCTGCTGGCACTTTAACCCGACATGATTTTATAGCACCCCCTGGAGTTATACTATCTGTACAAAATGTTAAAGACGTCTATTCTGAGGTCAACACAGAAAACGATGAGGCTTATAGACGAAGAATAATAAGGTCAGTTAAGTTATATTCTACCGGAACAGCAGAATCAATTAGGTTGGCAGCCCTATCAATAAAGGGTGTTAGAGATGTTAAAATTAGAGAGGGCTCTTTTGGTATGGGGTCATGCGACGTCATCGTTGTTCCAGAAGGCCCAATGCTTGCTGGAACCCTTGACTCAGTAGTATACAGAGAGCTGTTAGCTTATAAGCCTGTTGGCATTAAACTAAATGTAAGAGTTGCGGAGAGGGTCCCAGTATCTGTATCAGCTAACATAATACTACCTATAGGGAATAGTTCGGTTTCGGCAGTGAGCATAGCAAACCAGGCTGCGTACTTTGTAAAAAGATACTTAAACTCTCTTACGGTAGGAGATTCAGTCGATGCATCAGTCATACAGTCTCAAATACTTTCTTCTTCTGATTTAATTGGAGAAGTTATAATTAACCTAATGACTGTTAATGGAGTAGAAATACCAAAAAATAATTACCAACTACAAAGCGAAAGATCATACCTTGTAGCAGGTGCTGTGGAGATATATCCTGCTATAATAGGGTCAACACAATACTAAAAAAGTAGGTTCATGAATGTCTGTTGACAATTACTATGTAGTAAAAACCACGTCTATAGTCAAGGCTAGTAATATGGCTAAGGCACGACTCCTTGCATCTGGACAAAAAGCAGATGGCGAAATTCTAAATGAAAAATACGAAGTTGAGCATAAAGAAGAGTTCGACATCAGTAATTTAGTTTCTAAAGCTGACAGTAAGTATCTGCAGTCAAGCCACAATGATAGCACAGATGAAGACGAAGAAGACGAAGACGTTAGCAGCCATTCCTCATTTTTAACTATAAACGAAGATACCGTAAACTACCTTAGAGCTGAAAATAAGCGCCTACTTAGACTAGCAGAAAAAAACAAGAACGCTAAAGGCGAAGCAGTAGAGTCAGTATATCAAGCAGCGCTCGATGCTTTTTCTGAGTTCACGATGCCAGTGACCAAAAAGCCAGTAATTAAACAAGTACCAGGTGTACCAGAAACTGCAGTAGCAGTTTTTGCAGACTGGCAATTAGGAAAGGTCACACCAGATTACAACTCTAACGTAGCAGCAGACCGCATAGAATTGTATACAGAAAAGTTGATAGAAATTACAGAGATACAAAGAAAGCACCACCCGGTTAACAATCTTCATGTGTGGTTGCTTGGTGATATAGTCGAAGGTGAAGAAATATTTCCTGGACAAGCCCACTTGATCGACTCTGGCCTTTACCGTCAAGTTGGTATCAATGGACCAGAGATACTTGTAAAGTTCTTGAAGACAGCATTAGAGAACTTTGAACATATACATGTTACTGGCGTTATAGGAAACCATGGAGCAATAGGTGGACGAGCAAGAAAGCAACATGACCCAGAGTCTAACATGGACAGATTGCTGTATCAGATAGTACGATTAATCTTCGCCGATGAGCCAAGAATAACTTTTAATATTCCAGACGGCAAAGGTGAAAGACATTGGTATGCAGTCGACTCTATAGGTAACCATAGCAGCTTGCTTATCCATGGAGATCAATTACCTTCACCTAACGCTTTTCATGGCTACTATAAAAAGATAATGGGCTGGAAAGACGGAGCAATTCCAGAACATTTTGATGACGTTTTTATGGGCCATTACCATCAGTCATTTAAAATGACTATAGGGAGTGCTACTCTAAGAATCTCTGGTTCACCAGAAAGCTATAATACATACGCACAAGAGTTTTTCTCCTCAATGAGCAGACCTTCTCAGCAGCTAATGTACATCCATCCAGAAAATGGAATCACTTGCGAGTACACTATTTGGTTAGACGCAGTATAATAGGGGACTAAATGAAAAGTTATGTATTAACATTATCTAACATACACTTTAACAAGCAAGGTAAAGTGTGGACGTCTGACCCAATAGACCTGTACGATAATTCAAGTTATACAAACTATTCAACCATGAGGTCTAAGTATGGCCATAATTACTTAGGCGATTCTACCTTCATAGGTAACGAGATAATCCAAGGGGCAACTCCTACCTTAGCAGACTCCGTGTTATCCACGGAATTTGGCGAAGTAATAACAGATCAAGACTTCTATCTTAACTACGTTTACCCAACTGGTACACAACAAGGTTCTTTTTTAATCTATGATTTGGTAGAAGAAAATGGATATTTTGTTCTTACGCCGACAAATAAAACAACTCCCCTTGAAAGGTTTGTTGATACAACATCTAGAGTGGACTTAGTGGCTTACAAAGGCGCATTTGTAAACGCACCGTCTAGTATCCCAATAGAATATACATTACAAGTTTACGAGTCAGACGATGTACTGGAATCTGCAACTCCTTTCTGGATGCCAAATGATGTGTCAACTCAGACTGAATTTTTGTTTATACAAAGATCAAAGAGGTTTATAAAGATCCAAGTGGAGTTCCTTACAGAGCTACCCGATGCCGTGTTTGATACAGGTAACTATCTAGTATCAAGCCAGGGCATTGATGAAAATGGTTTCTTAATATACGATACGCCATTATCTTTAAACGACCAAATGATTGGGTCTTTAACGCCTCAGGAAATAGGCAATATTGATTTTCTTCTTTTGGTTGAAGTGCAAATTTCCGAACCTAATCCTCCAAACATAACTGAGTCCACTAGGGATATCCTCAAGAAGTTCCCATCGTGGACGAAGCTTTTTGAAGACTCTTTACCAGATGCAACCCCAACTTTTGCTGTACCTGAAAGTTTTGGTGGAAAATTTATTAATGCCCTTATTGGGGATAGTTTAGATTCAGTAGAGTCTTTGATAGATTATTTTAGCTTAGCTAAATCAGTGACAGGTGCCGACGTAGAACAGCTGACTTGGATTTACTCTGTTAGCAATTGCCCTAGTCTAATAACTAGCGTAAAAGGCGATAATATTAGACTAACCCCTATATCAACGTACGCTGACTTTATAACTCATAGAGTAGAAGATTACGTTTATTACCATGAGCCAAATGACAGAGTTGTTTTGACTCTAAGGCCATTTAACCAGATTAAAATAAACGAGTTAGTCAAGACACAAACAGAAGTTTTAGTTTTCAATATGTTTGACGAATTTGGTTCTAGAGTAGGTCTTCCTAGACTAAAGATGGAAGGCAATGAAAATTACAAAACTAGAATTCTAGACGTATACAAAAACCTTCCAGGGCCAGACATAGATTCCTTTAAGAAAACAATTAGAAGAGAGCTAGATCTTTGGAGAGCCACTGGGGCAACTCCAAGCTCAGATAGCGCAGGAGCTACCCCTATAGTTTTGGAGATGGAAAACCTAGAAGAATTAAATAAATACTTTGAAGATAATAATAATCCAACTAAAGCTTTTATAGAT